GTTGAACCACGCGAGATTGTTCCAGTTGTGATTGGTCGAATCGTAGCGCGTGAAGAACAGGTTGGGGTTCTGGATGGCGTTCGCCACAGTCTTGGTAGCGAGTTGGTCGCCATCCGTTCCGAGAACACCCCAACCAGAATAGGCGTTGCCATCAATGTCGTAAAGCGACATATTGGAGTTGGAGTTGTACGCGGAAGGAGGACACATCGGGTCTTTGCGCCCCCATTGGAAGTGCGGATTGACGCAACGGGTACGGTCTGCGTTCCAAATCGTACCAAGTGCTTCCGGCATCATTTCGTAGTCCACATCCGTGTGGTTCTGGATGGTCTCGAAGTCGAGGTTGTCGGTCGTGAGCCAAAGAGTCCAAGACCACATAATCTTGCCGCTCAAGTCCTTCACGAAAATTATCGCAAGGCCGTTGGTGGCGGGGATGCTGCCAGCAGTAAAGCGGATGTATCGGCAATCCGTACCGGGTTCGAGCGTGATTGCGGAAATGAGGCCAGTACCAGTCTGCCAGAGCAGTCCGACGGAGCCAGCTTCGCAGCCGGAGTTCTTCTCGATGTACGGACTTGTGATGGCGTTTCCGAGGTGATTGACGAAGGCGGCGGTATAGGTAGAGCCTTGACGGGTGTACGCTTGTGCGTTCTCCTTCGAGTTCTTGATACCGTTGCCATAGACAAGAGGAATGCAGTAAGTTCCGGCAGCACGGACAACATAGGTGTTTGCGGTGTTTCGGAGAATCATCTTGTTACCCATATTGTCGCGCATAGAGAGGTCTTGAGCCTCAAGTTCGAGCGCATTGATGCGGGCGTTCTGCCCCACGATGGCGCGAGTGTTCGCGTCCACCTGTGCGGCGGTCTCTGCGCCAGCACCAACGGCCACAACGCGCCACCCCGTATTAGCTACGGGATAGCCGTTCGAGAGAGAACCCGGCGTGGTAGTCGGGTGGTCGATAGTAGCCTCAAACTCGCTCCCCAGATAAGTGAAGCGATTGAACTTGTAGATGTCCGACGGTTGGGTCGTTCCATCCACAAATGCACCACGCGATACAGGAAGGCTACCTGCTTCGATAGTAATTGTGTCAGCCATAATTAGTTAGTATTGATAGTTATTTTGAGTTGCCCGGTCGTAGGGTCAATGGACGCGGATGTAAGCCTCGATTCTCCTTCTGGCCGTGAGAGTGTCAACTTTCCCGTAGTCTGGTTGAAGTTCACGGTGAAAACCAAAGACGCGACCGACACGGCTTGCTCGATAGGAACAATCCGCGCTTTGATTCCAGCCCACAAGTGGTTGAGGCCCGTCTTGTTGAGGTAATCTTTCATCGCTTACGAAGCCAAAATGTCGTCTATTTCTTCGTTGGTAATTGGAACGAGGTCTGCCGAAAGCTGATACGCCGACAGGTCTTGGAGGCCGGAGAGGGTGTCGTACTTATAGACGGGGTTCTGCTCCGTACCCGTGTTGATGATTGCGACCTGCGTTCCGGCGGGGAAGGTCTTTGCCCCCTGCGTGGCGTAGTCCTTGAAGTCACTGGTCGTGGTGAAGGCCGCAGACATATCGTAGAGCTTGTTCAAGTTTGCCGCCGTGAGCGAGCCGAGTTCCGAGAGGCTTGCCGCAGAGCCAGCGGGTTTGTATGCCGCAGATGTCTTTGCGTCAACCTCTGCTTTCGTGTACGCATCGGTGATGCCGTAGCCAGCGAGTGTGGTCTGCGGTGTCTGGAAGTCGGAAGCCTTCTTGCCGGAATCCTTTAGGTTTCCGTTTGCGTCGAGAGCGGCAAAGTTGTTGTTCGTGCCGCCCGAAACCTTATCGGCCTTGCCAGACACATCCTGTACTGCGGTGTCGGCCTTGCCAAGCGAGGTTTGCACGGCTTCCGTAAGGTCGGATGCCGGAATGCCACCAGACGGTTTGCGATAGAAGATTTGTTTGAGCCTCGTCCAGAGATAGAGTAGGCCGTTACTTTCAAAATAGTCTTTTTCTTGTGCCATAGTTGTTAGGAATTTAGTATTGCTTCTATTTCAAGGTTTGTGAGTGCGCGATACGGTACATCGTTATCCAGCTTGCTCTTGTCTTGGCGGCTCATCGTGCCATCCTTCTCTTGAGTTGCCGGGCCGAGGTCGTCAATCTTGTCAAGGAGTTCCTGTATCTCCTCTCCGCTCGATTCGTTTAGGTTGTAAATCTTCATAGTTAAGTCCTCCTTTTGAACGAAAGGAATCCACCGTCAAGTGTCATAAGCAGAGAACCATCGCCAGCGGCGAGGAGGTATATGTCAGAGCCGAGGTTCACGGGGCAGACGAGCGAGACTTGAACGCTCAAACCACCTACGCGCTCCGAGCCGACGGACAAGCCGCCGACCCTTTTTGCGGAGGTCGCCACCCCACCGATTCGCTTGGCGGATGCGGTAAGCCCACCATTTCGAGTGAACGAAGCGGTGAGTTTACCAACCCTGCTGATTATGACATTGAGGCATCCCATAGTTAGTTCTTAACGTAGATTAGTTCCTTCTTTTCGACCTCGGTTCTGATACCGCCATCGAAGTCCAAATCCGGCACGAAGGCGGTTATAATCATCGTGAGTTGCCCGATGCCGAAGTCTCGCGTGTCGAAGCACACATAGAACTTGTTGTTTTCATCCTGCACAAGCTCGCTCTTGGCGAAAACGCGGCTCTTTGTGCCGTTGGTGATTTCCACCGTGAAGTCGTTTTCCACCATATCGAAGCCGGATGACGAGGCGGTTACTTGGTATTTGAGTTTCGTTCCGATGTATGTTCCTTCCATAGCCTTAAATGTTATAAACGAGTTGCAGCCGCCCCGTGGTCTGGTTGAGGGTGGCATCGTTGATGGTTGTATTGTTTTCGAGGGTAACGACATACACGCGCCCGGTCTCTTGGTTGAAGTTCACGCCGAACGCACCGTTGGCGACAAAGGTCTCAAGCGCGGAAATCGCACTCTTGATACCCTTGCTCTTTACGGGGTTGTCGCTTCCGGCGGTCGGCACTTCGTCAAAGGTTAGAGTAGCCTGTTTCCCGGCAAGTGCGAGTTGAAGGGCTGCGTTTGTCGGGAGCGCACCGAGCTTTTCAACAAGTTCTGCGGTGATGGCCGAGTTGATAGCCGCCCATTGCGCTGCGGTGAAAGACGAGTTGTTGAGGTCGTATTCCCAGAGCCAAGAAGTACCGTCAAACTTGTATTTCTTGTAAACCACATTTCCGCCATCTGTTGTGTTCCAGTACACATAGTCGTTGACTTCGTGGGGAAGGGAGTTGGCCCACGCGATAAACTGCTGATAGGTCAGCCCTGCGGCGGAAGTACCACGGAACGTGGCCGCGCTGGTTGCGATGGACGAGTTGACAAAGTTCTTGTCGGCAAGCTGATTGGCATCGGTGGCTTGATTCGGGATAAGCTCAAGGATTGCTTGAATCATCCCGTGCAATACACCTTCCCGCCCGGTAGCCCGTGCAACCTCAGAATCGAGTGCGGCAGCGGTAGCGAGCAGGGCTTCTGCCGCCATCGCCCTCGCGGTCTCGCTCTGGAGTTCCGTTTTGCTGGCAAGCTGCGCATCGGCGTTCTCCCTCGCGGTAGCCTCTTGCGATATTTGGGCTTGAACACCAAGAGCTATGTTGATTGCCTCTTGGATGGTAGGCCCGGATTGTTGAAGTTGATAATCTGCCATATTTCTCTATTGTTCTGCTATTGTGTTACTCGTATGGTTAGGTCGGAAAGTGCCGAGTTTTGCGGATGTATGGTTATCGTTCCGATTAGCATATCCGTGATGTATTGGTCTTTCTCCTCGCAGTAAACGGTTATCGTTGTCTCGCCCGTTCCGCTCGAAGAACCGCCTCTACCGGGCGATATTGTAAGCGATGGCATTGTGATGGTCGGTCTCGGATAGGTGACCTCGAAGGAGGTGTATTCCCAAGACACCTTGAAGGTCTTTGTACCACCTGCCGCATCGAAAACAAGGAATTGTGGCGAGCGAGATATTGACGCATATCCGCCTTGAAACACCTGCTGGCTAAACCAAGAGCCGCCATTTGCGTTCTTTGCGTTCACATACCCTGCACGGGGAGTGCCGCCGCTCGACTGCGCGGAGATAATCAACTTGCTATTCGTGGTATCAATAGTGACCCAAGACAAGCTCGTTGACAACGTTACTGCATCGCCCGTGATTTCCGTATCGCCACCATAAGCCTCGGATTCCGTGGTGTAGTATTCACGGTGGTTATCATCATTGTTTGCGGAACTCCACGATGAGTATTTCTTATACACCGGGCGGTCGTGGTACGGGGTGCGAATGTGGCTACCGACAACGGAGTAGGCGGTTTCTCCTCCCGTGAACGGTGCTTCCGTAGATTGAGAGGTATAGTTGCTAATCGTGAATGTCTTGATGCCATAATCGTGGTCAACGTTGTAAGTAGCCCCCCAAGAGCCGTTCACGATGTTATCGGTAAGGATATTGATAACGCTGACAAGAACATCGTCAGTTGCGCCAGCCGTTGCAGCGTGAACCTTGACGGAATCCGTTGTCACGTTCTTCTGCATATCACGGTGCGTAACCGTAGTGCTGGAGAGTGAGAAAGCGCCGCTGCTCGACATATCCGTAAGCGAAAGCGAGGGGGTGTCATTCACCGTTTCCTCGGAGCCGGAAACAACATCGGTTGTTCCGCCGGATTGCCAATAGCTATATTTCGTATGATATGCGGTATAGGCAACGGTAGCCGTTCCACCACCAGCCCAAATCTGGTTGCTTCCAATGGAAACGCTCAAGTACCAATCCTTCGTGGCGTTAGCGACAATGCTATCCGCGCTCTGCGTGATGGTCTTGCTTTCGCTCGTCAGTCCGCCGAACCTCGCAACGACAGAGTGTGATGCTTGGCCGGTGTTGTGAAGGTTGTTCACATAGAACTGGTTGGTCGAGTTAGAGTAGTCGGTCGAGTTGTTCACGCGCATAGTCACGCCATCCGTTCCCGTAACCGTCACGTTGGAGTGCTGCGTCATACCCGTATATGCGGTGGTATCGCCATCGTCGTATGCCGAATACTTCGTACCGGCATCCCTCCACGAAGCCTTCACGGTGGCCGTAACCGCCGTATTCGCACAGGTGTTGATGGACGATGTTGAAACCGACTGAATGGAAACCGACTGGTATTGCGCCGCGACAGGGATTGCCTCGTTTTCCGCCTGTGTTGCCGTTGCCGCCGTAGAGTTGCTTCCACTTTTACCGTTGATGGTGGCCGTTGCGTAAATGCTATACGCAACCTCGCGGGCCAAGCCTTCCGTCGTTCCTCGTGATGCGGTCGTAACTCCACCGTTCGTCCTATTGAAAGATGCGCCCGTACTACTCCTTGCGTAACCAGAGTACGAGACAGAGAATTGTGCGCTCAGTCCGCCGCCAGATGCAGTACCGCTCGTCGCACCGTTGTTGAGAGTTCCAGTAAGGGTTGCGATGAGGGTGCTACCCTGCCATACCTTCTGCGAAACATTGACGGTTGGGTATTCGGTGTGAGCAGCCGGGCCGATAGTGTCGTAGCCGATGGTGACGGTCGGATTGTCGTATGTGTAAGCAACGTAGTCTTGCTCGATTTCCACTTGATAGCCGTTCCAGTTGCCGCCGTTCGGGTCGGTATAGTTCGCAGTTACTATATATGTGCGAGCGGAGGAACCAGTATTCGCCGGGACGGAAACGGAATTTCCGGAGTAGCTTGTGGGGGCGGGACTGACATTTGTAATGGTCGGTGTTGCGGTCGTTGTAGTCCTTGCAGACCAATCGCTATACGAACCAGAATCGTAATGGTATCTGTACTTATACCCCAGAGTGCCAAACACGGAGAACGACGATGCCGCGCTGGTAAGGGATGCCGGACTCGTCCAGAGAGCGAAGTCGGTATAGTTGTACTCGGTAGTCCTGTCGTTCTTCGCTTGGTAGATAGTGACCTCGCCATAGAACGATGGCTGAGAACCGAGCGTAGCGCGAATTGCGGTACTACGCCCATTGGTATCGTAGTCAATTCCACGGCTATTGACATTCACATAAGCGCCAGACGATGTTTGGTTGGAGAACGTACACCAAGAGCAAGACAAGGTAAATGAGTTTGTCTTAACCGCGTCTGGCTGCTGGTAGGTATATGCCAACCCCTGCACCCCGGTTGTACCGTCAACGAAACGATAAGGGGTATTATAGTCGGCGACTGCGGTAATCCTCGCTCCAGTTGACGAGCCGCTTGTTGCGTATGCAGGAGCGGGGCTTGCAGATGTGTTGTACTTGTTGAGGCTGATGCGCAGATTCTCGTAAACTCCAGTTCCGGCCACCGCGTTGTTGGCGTTTTGCGTCATTACCGTTCCATACGAAGCCGAAACGGAGATACCTTGATATGTGTAGCTCGCCGTTGCGGTCAACGAGCAACTTCTGGCTGGCGCACTCTGCGGAACGGTAGTGCCGGAAGATGAGTTAAGGCCATTCCTTGCACGGTCGTTTGCGCTCCAGACATTGTTGGAGTATGCAAAGTTCGTGGTGTCCCCAATTGTGATTGTCGGATTTACCGAATACGATGCGACCTCTTGGTTGTCGGATGCGCGGAAGATATGGATAGTCCAATTCGATGCGGCGGCATACCCTCCAGCGGCTGGGATTGCGCCAATAGAGTAGTTGCCGCCAAAAGTCCAATTGACGGTAAGGGTGGCGTAATAGGATGAAGGCCATATCTGCTCGTTTTGATACATAACGCGCTTGACACCCGTTCCACCAACGACAATCCTTTTTATGTTATCGTAATTCCCCATTACGTTATATGGTACTCTTTCGTCGAATCGTTCTTTTCTGCGGAGGAAAGCGAGTTATAATCGCTTTCGCTGATTATGATGATGTGCTTAATCGTTGGCGAGGTGATGATATTCTCGCTTGAGCCGGAGCCGTTTTTCTTTCTGATTAGAACGGCATCGCTGGTTACTCCAAAGAGTTCAATCCTCGCAAGGTTGTCGCTATCCTTAACGGCCTCAATTAGTGCAATTCCGTTTGACACGGATGATGTCTCAACCTTCGCGCTCCCGTCTCCACTATCTGAGCCTTCGGCCTTAATCGTTGTCATCGCACCGAGGGAAGTTGCCCCAACGCTGATTTTTCCGTACCTCGTTCCGCGTTTCGATTGAATGACTTGCGTTATATTCGTGTTTGTTTTCTCCCCATAGGAGTTAAGTCCGACTCCGTGAAACCAAGCCGCGCCATCGGACATCCTAAATCCGTTTTCGCTCCACATAGCAACGGTTCCGCTACCTCCCTCCCCGTCGGGGTACTCCGTTCCAGATGCCTTTATTGCGCCCGTAATCTTTACATCGCTTGCCGTAAGTTTGCCAGTAGTGGAAACCTTAAACACTTCAACATTGCTTGCGTTTTTGATGGAGATAGAGCCGCCAGTAATTGTTGCGTTCGCCGCGACAAGAGCGCCCGTGTTGCTCACGGAGAAAACGACCGCATTTCCGCTCGATATTTCGATTTGGCCGCCGGAAATACGAATATCCTTGCAGTAAACAACACCTTGATAAGTGACGCGGAACGGTGCGGTAAGGGGGTTCTGGTGTGTAGCGTCCGTTCCAGCGAAGAAGTTGACTTGAGGAACAGAGCTTCCGCCGTCAAGCGTTGTTGAACCACCCTGCATACCCGCCACTATGTACTCTTGACCGTTGTCGTACATATACGCCGCATTGCCGGAGAAAACATCAATAAAGGCATTGGAGGCGAGAAGGACGCGGGTGGCGATGAAATCAAACTGCGTGGCAACAGACCAATAGGTTTCCCATCCCGTAGTGGAGCCGGGGATGTATGCACGGGCGGCAGAACCGCCAACCTTGCAGTAGTAGTAGGTTCGCGTCCCGGAAACCTCACGATAGACCATATCGTAGTAGATATGGCTCGTGTCGGTATCGCTCAAGCCTTGATACTCGACAAGAGTCTGCGTCTTTACGCCAGCACCGTAATCCGATGAAAACTCGTTGATACCACGCATCACCTTACCCATCAATCCGTTGTCACCCGTGAGGCGAGTTGGTGCGGCCCAAGAGCCTCCGGCGGATACCCAGCCACCGGGAATAGACTGCGTGGCTTGGTTGTCTTGCGCAAAGAACATCGTGACATAGCACGGGTCGTCACCAGTCGGAATGGTCTGCTGCCATCCATTAAGCGACGCACTCTCCGCCGCCGCAAGAACGCCGGTTGCGAAGGTATAGATGGAGTTTCCCGGCGCGGTAGTCGGCGCACCGCTGCTCGACCGCTTGTAGAGATAGATAGTGCTTGCCGAATAGCCATTAGAACCATCTTCGCCCTTCTGCCCGTCCACGACAATCGGAACGGTCTCACGGTCAATCATCACATTGTTTATGTACCAATAGAAGATGATTTTCCCAGCCGCAGCCACGCTCGATACGGAAACGCCAGTAGATGCGTCATAGTTGTTCTGGATGGTCGTACCCCCGTCAACACTATATCGAATCTCGCCATCCGTGGAGGTGTTCATCGCGCCACTTCCACTTCTCTTGTAGCGAGTAACCTTGACCGACGTGGGCGTATAGACGAGTTGGTTGCTGGAGTTGTACGCACCCTTGACAACATCGTAGTCCGGGATGAGTTTATAAACCACGCCGTCCTCCCCATCCTTAATGGCAAGAAGGGTGTAAACAACCGACCGGGAGCCGAGGGCACAAGTGACAAGCAATGTGATTGCAACCTTGTCGTAGGTGTTGAAGTCAGTGTTGTTGTCAACTTGAATCCGCACATCGCCAGCCGCAACTCCGTTTGGATATGTAACGTGAATGTTACTTGAAAGGTGGTTAATGGATGCGACAATTCCCGTGATGGTCTGCGCCGTGTTGCCATACCACATAGACACCTTCGTGGTGAGGGTGACACCGCCGGAAACTTGCAGAATACCGTCCGGGCCTACGGTGAGGCCATCCATTTCGTTGTTAATGTCGGCAAACAAGGGGCTATCACCCTTCTCGCCCTTGACCTTGAATACCTCCCACGCACCCCACACACCGCCAGACTTCTTGCGCATCGCCATCCAAATGTCGTTTTGGGTTGCGGTGTTGTGCCAATTAGCACCCGTGGCCGGGTTGGAAGGAGTACCGGGGTTGGTCTCAAGGGCGGAATACTCAAAATCAATGTCTGCGGTATCGAAGGCCGGAGAAGGCGTACTCCAATGTTCCTCTTGCGGATAGTAGCCATTGGCGGAGAAGATGCGCATACTCATCCACAGGGTTGCATCGCCGGATGGTATTCCGTCAGACCAAGTGTAAGAATTATGCGCGGAGTCCGTATATGTATTCTGGGGAACAGGATTGTCGAAGTCTCCATCGTCATCCGCGATAGCCTCCGGCGTTCCAGATGTGCGAGTGAAAACGACAGAAGTGAAGGAGGTGTTGCCCTGCAAGGCAAGAGACCACGAATAATATAGATTCACAACCTTCTCCGTAACTCCAGCCGAAGCGTCCGCCTCGCGGATAACGATAGGAATCTCAATCACGCCAGCGGGGATGTTCATTTTACCCTCAATGGTCGTGATGTTCAAATAGGTTGCGGTCGTGTTGTTATCCACTACCTCAACGGTCATCATCACATCGCCTGTGATGGCATCAACGAGGCTCGCCCCGCTACCCGTTGCAACGGTCAAGTATCGTCCCTGCGAATCTGTGAGGTCTCGTCCCTGCGAATCCTTCAATCGGCCACCAGTATATCCAGCAAGCAACTCGTTCCTCGCGGAATCAAGGAATCGGATGTCGGACATCCTGACTTTAGTGGCGAATCTCTCAACACCTTTGTAGCCGAGAATGTCGGTGCGGTCGGTAGCCGCCTCCGCATATTGAACACCAGCAGCAAAGATATGGGCCGGGTTGCTCAACGAAACGCTGACCGCGTTGGCGAGAACCTTCATAATCTGGACACTCGCCGCGAGGTCTGGATTATCGTTAACAACGCATCGGAAATCCTCTACAATATCTCCGTTTTGGTAGTAATACGGCGAGTTGGGGTCAACGGCATAAGACTGCCCGGTAGCACCGCTGATGGCAACCCAAGTGATAGCACCGAGGTAGTACCATTGGTATGATGGGTTATCAATGCCCGTTGTCTGGCAGGTTAAAGTAACCTCATTCACGGGTTCATCGTCAAACGAAGTTTCGTAGCCGATGATGGGGTGCGATGCGACCACCTCAACCGATATTTCCTCCGGCTCATAGACAGACGGTGTAAGTTCTTCCACCTCCGTGCGAAGGTCTTTCAATTCGATTTCGGAAATGTCGCGGGTGTTATGCCCCGTCTGCTGGGAAATGCGTGAGAGGAAACTCTCTCGCTTCTCATCTTGCAGGGTCACTTTGTAGGTCGGAATAGCCTCGTCACCCTCATTGATTTCGATGGAATCAATCATCACCCAATCGCGATGGTATTCTACGCCGCGAATGTTGACCGCATCCTCAATAACATCGTCATCCTGTATGGGCATATACATACCCTCAAGGAGCAATTCTGGCGAACTGGCAAGTACCTTCGCGTCAATCTCCGGCTCATAGATGAACTTTGGCGTGGAAAGCGCGGTCAGCACCTCTTGGGCGCGTTCCAAAAGCCTCTGCATCGCGGAGGTGATATAGACCTCCGGCATCGTGAGGTCGGTAAGCACGAATCGGTCGCCAGCCTCAATCTTGTAGATGGAATTTGGGAAATACTGAGACAGGCTCTCGTCGTTGTGGCGAGCAACCGTAAGCACCCAACGGTCGTTGGATTCTTGGTACTCGCATTTCTTCACGGTGAACTCACGCCCAGCACACCATCCAGTCTTGAAGGCGATGGTGCATAGACCATCGGAAATCGCGCTCTGCTGCTTGGAAATATCGAAACCAATCTGGCGGATATGAACCTTGAACGAATCCCTGAGTACGGTCTGCACCTCAAGTTTCGTTGTCCCCATATTGAGTGCGTAGGAAAGCGTTGCGCCATCCTTGTTGGTAGGAGCGGCGAAGATGTAGCCAGTAAGAAGCACCTCTCCGACATCCTCTGTGCTGATGTCGAACGGGTCAATCGTTACCGTATAGGAGTTACCTACGCCCCTCGTAATCTTTCCACCGATATTTCCGTACTTGACACCGCCAATTTCCAGCCACAGGCGGACAGATAAAGTGCCGAGGTTTACGGACGATTCGATTGTTGCCGCAAAAGAAGGCGTTACAGACACTTTACCCATCGCGGAAATAGTGTTCGACACAACAATACCTGTAAGCGGTATCTTGGCGGATTCTTGCCCTTTTGCGAAGGTGTAGGTATGTGATTGCGAAACGCCGAGAAGGTTGACGGTCTGGATGTACTTGCCGCCACCCTCGGTGGCGATAACGCCATCGTCCGCAGGGTTCTCTGCGAGTGCCACCTCATCGAGCCTCTGGCTATCCGCGGCGAACCGCGTGGACGGATAGTATTCGTCCGTTGGCTGCATCGCTGCGCGAAGCTGCCCGGCAGTCACACCTTCGAGCGAGGGGTAGATTTCTTCGTAGTCGCCAGAACCATCGAAATAAATGGTCTTGGGGCGCAATCCGTATTTCGCAACAATATCCTCCGAAGCCTCAAGAAAAGCCTTTCGAGCATCCTTCATTTCGTCCGTCTCTCCCCATTCGGAAAGAGGAATCATAAGGTTGGGGATATAGACACTCTCGGCATCCTTGATAGCTGGCGTGAGGTTGTTGTAGTACCGAGCGATGAGATTTCGCGTAGAACCGTAGGCGTAGATGCGCGTTGCGAGGTCGTTCTTTTGGCTCTGCTCTTTCTTGATGAGCGTAAGTCCATTGCCGACACCGTATGCAAAAAGGTTTGTGGTGTTGTCCCTATCTTGTACGTTCGGGCGACCGATGGTGATGGTGTTCACACCGTTCTCCACAGAATACATCCACCCGATTCCCTTCCATTGGCTATAAATCTGCGAGAGGGCATCGAGGCAAGTTCCGTCCGAAAGGCTAAACTCCTTCGTTTCGAGCATCAGCGCACGGAGTTCTGAATCCGATGTGTCAAACACGCGGATAACCCAAGCACCCTCGCCGTAGAAGGAATCCATATTCGCTTGAATACGCCTTGCGATGCCGTAAACATCCTCGTAGGTGGAGACTTCCGGCAGGGTGGTGAAGTGAATCTGGTTGTCCGAGATAACGAGGTCGCGGAATGGCGCTATCTCAAGGTCTTTCGTGGCGCAGAAGAACTGCACATCCTTATACACGAAGGAATCCCCAGCAGCGTTGGCGACCGCCTGTTTCGTAGGGTACGGGATGGAGTATAGCTTGTAGCGAAAACCCGTGCGCCCATAGTCCACATAGTCGCCAATCTGCCACGAAATCTTTGTTGGGGATGCTATCTCGCGGAACTCCAGATACGCAGGCTTGAGGTGCGAACCGCGATATACGGGTGCGCCAGAATAACGTACCGTAGAACCATTCGCGGAGTATATGGAGAACCTTGCCATTATGTTGTCGCCTCCACGATTGAGCCGTTACTGAGCGTCATATTGGTAATCGGGTCGTTGACCTTCAACACCATATCGAAGATAAGTCGGCATCGTCCGTCCCAATTGGAGAAGTTTCCCTCCGCAATCTCGCGGAACTCACTTACGCGAACCTTTTGGAAACCGAACTTCGTCCAGTCGTCATAGATTCGGAACTCGCCCTGTGCAATGAAGTTCTGGAAGTTGCGAATCTGCTTCTTCAACTCCGCACGGGAGGTTGCGGAATCCGACTCCCGCGTAAGGATGACGCATTTGAATGTGAGAGTGAACGCCTCATAGAAAAGATGGTCGGTGTATTCGTCATCGCCGTGCTGGTCTTTCCAGTTGTTCTTGTATGGCTCTTTTACCTTCCGCTTGGACGGATACTCGTGAGCCTTTATCGTGATACCATAGACGGTCTGGATATTGACCGCAGAGGCATCAATATCGCGCTGGATGTAGAAGGGCGCGTAATCTGAAAGAAGTGGAACGTAAATAGCCATACTCTTGTGTCAAAGGTATCTATATTTGAACCTCAAAGGGAAACATTTGTTTCTCTTTGTTTCACTAAGCCGGATAGGAACGGAAACCCCTGCCGCTGCCCTCGTTGACGATTACGCCCTGCAACTCAACGAGTATCTGCCGTGTACTCTGTTCGATATTGGCATTGTGGGCCGCTATCTTCATAATGTGGTCGTTGAGGGTCGGGAGTACACCGATTGCGTCAGCGATGTTCGATACGCTGCTCCACCCTTGCTGTGCAAGAAGCCTCATCATCGACACATCCGCACGGATAGCGTTGAGGTATGATGCGAGAAGGTTTGCGGTATCCTCGGTTATTCCCTTGATGCCGTTTGCGAGAGTGCCATCATTGCCTTCTTTGTTGAAGTAGGGGTCGAACACCTTGAGGATTTCTTCGTAAAGCGGCTGCATATCCGCGATACGCTGCATATCGTCCGCGATGGTCGCCATAGCGGATTCGTACTCGCCACCCATAAACTGACGGGTCAGCTCCTTTATGTGGTCGTCCGTGAAGATGTCACCCACAATTGCGGACTGGATAACCATTTTGGCGTAAGACTTCGCCACGTCATCAAGAATGTCGGCGTAATCAAGGGCGGCATCTCCCGCGCTTATCCATTGCTCAACGATGGCATCCGATGCGTCTCGTGCGATATTCCCAAAAATATCCTTCATCACATCCTCTACCGATTTCATCGCCTTCGCGTAATCCTCCGTGTATTGCAACCAGTCCTCAAGAATATCTTTCGACGCAGAACTCAATCCATTGTAGTTGAGGACGATTTTCAGCAACTCCGCATTGATATTTCCGAACTCATCGTACAATTCCAACCCAAGAGCGCTGGCTTCCTGTGCGAGATTGAAATCACGGGAAGAAAACCACCCTGTTTTCATCGAAAAAGCATAGCTCGTGATGTCGAAGTCCGGCCTCTTAATGTGGTACATACCGCGCTGACCCGATACCTTTCCATACTTACTCATCGCATCGGTCAACTCATTTATAACATCAACCGCGTTCTGAATTTTCCTTATGGAGTTCGTTCCGAAGATGGTATCCACGCCATCTTCAAGCATCGTGTCATAAATAACTGACTTCGCCTCTTGGACTGCATCTATAAGAACCTGCGCCATTTCGACTCCGGCCTCCTCCATTGCGATGGATTCTTTAATGAAAATGAGGAAAACCTTAATAATCATTGTAATCCAATCAGCGGATTGGGCGAGGTCTCCCGCATCTTCCGCCACATCGCCCATAGAATCGCCCAATTGTTGCGAATCCCCAATGAGAGAACGCATAAGCGATTCATTTTCGGTCAATGCCGTTCCGATTTCCTCCACCACACCAAGAACGTGTCCAACGCCAGATAGTATATCATTGTCGGTCGCTTCACCCATTTGAATAATGGCCTCGCTAATGCCACTAAACGCACTTGCGAGTTTCTTAACGGACTGCACGTTCTTATCACGGATAACAAGGTCAATCTTCTTGAGAGCATCACCGCGCAATTTGTCAAGAACCTCGGAAAACCTTTCAAGGGTGTCGGGGTCTTTGATTGTTTCCGCGATAGCAGCGGGGAATGTCAAACGCATCAGTTCGGAGCGGATTGTCTGGAGTTGCGATATAGTCTTGTCATTCCAGTTCGTGAGGTCAAGGCCACCCGTCATAGCCTTAAACAAATCGTCGGCTTTCGCCACAATCTGCTCATTCGACATCTTCTCGTTCGCCTTCTTCTCCAGAGCCATTCGCTCTCTCCACGCGGCAATCTGCTCCTCACGCCACTTCTTCCAATAGGAATCAACCAATTCGTCTTGACCCTTCTCGTCGAGCAATCCGAGACCCGTCATTGCGGAGAACTCGCCGGAGTGTTGTGCAACAATTTCAAGTTTCTTGGCAACCTCTCCCTTGTCAAGTTCATCAATAAACTTTTTAAGGTCTTTGTCCGCCTTGAGGTTTTTGTTTGTAAGGTCAACAAGAATCTTGGAAATCTGCGCGGCCACGCCCTCTCCTTCAATGCCGAAGTCTTTGGCGAGGTAGTCCGCAAGCATTTCGGTGGCCTTATCCTGTGCCGCGAGGGACTTCTTGAGGTCTTGGGCGGTGTCTTTGCCGAGAGTGGCACGGAGGGATTCTGCGGCTTGCTGGCCTTCTTCACCAAGTTCCGCGAGTTTTACGATGATGCGGTCAAGCTGGGTATCGAAATCGGTGCTGGAGAATTTGATTCCGAAAAGGGATTCAAGGGCGGATGCGGTCTGCGATTCGGAAAGGTAAGGACGGAGCGAATCGTACACATCTTTGTACTTCTGGATAACGGATGCCTCTTTGTTGAGGTCTCTAATCTTATCGCGGTTCTCCTTTTCGGTGTTATCGCTACCTTTCCACGGGGTCTTGTTATATCGGGCATCGGATAGAATGTTGCCCTCAAGGGCAGCATCGACTTGGCGGATGGCATCGAGCAGTAGTTCTTTGCTCGCCTTATCGGTAGAGAGAGCCTTATCTTTTTCTTCGTTAATCTGCTTATACTCCTTGCCTACGCGCTCCAGATATTCGTAATATCCCTCATTCTCCTTCAAACCAAGCCCGGCTTTCTTGATGATTTCCGGGTCAAGAGTGTTGAGGACGGAGTTGACTTGCTTCGCCCAATCTCGCGGGTCGCCCGGCCTTACACCGCTCGTTTCGCGGCTTGCGGCATCAAACCTCTTGGCGGCATCCCTCATCGCGTCGGTGTATGCAATAGAGGCGATGTCAAGGTTGTTCTTGATTCCCGTCAAATCGTCTATAATGCCCTGCCCCGTGAGCCTTACGGTCTGCCTCTGGGTCTGCCCGGTAGGGTCGTTAATATCCATAACGACATCCTTGACCGCGCCGCTCAATTCGGAAGCAAGGGCTTTATACAGGTCGTTCTTACCACCAGTTCTGATGTAGTGGCGAAGCGCACCCTCCTCATCCGGGGTTGCCTCGCGGCCAAGAACCTCCTTGATTCTCGGAAGCAGACGGACAAACGCATCCTCCGCGTTCTGCTCCGCCTCTCCGTATGCTGCGGAAATGCCAGATTGAGCATCCGCGAGAAATCTCTCCTTGCTTGCGTTCTTCACCCTTTCCGCGAGGTGGTCGTAGATGTTTGCAAGGTTATTTACTTCAATACCCTCGTTCTTGAGTTGCTGGATGTATGGGTCGAACCTCTTTTCAATCGCCAGCTTCGCCTCATTGTACTCATCCGTACCCTCCTTTGCGGACTTGAGCGCACCATACAAGAGGTCAAGTTCCCGAATCTCGGAATTAAGTGCTTGGTCGTATTTCTTGGTGGTATCTTCGAGGGCTTTCGTAATCTTCTCCGATGCCGACAACTCTTTGTTTTGGCGTATGATTACAAACGTGAGGGCGGCAACCCCGGCGGCAATCGCAACATACGGATTTGAAAGATGAAGGGCGTTGAATGTCTTGACGAGCCGGAGGTTTGCGAACGCCATCTTGTCGGTTAGCCCGATGATAATATACTGTGCTACCTTGTACGCACCGAAGGTGGAAATAAGTTGAACCAAGAATCGCCCAAACTCCTCGCTGCTTGCGATAAGATTGCTTACGGAGCTTACAAGTTTCTTTAGGATTCCATCGTTCGCCTCACCGTATGCGTACATCAAGTTCTCCCAACGACCTTTGAGGATGTTAATCTGACCCGCGAGCGTCTTGGCGAGGACTTCCTGCATCTGGTAGAACTTGCCGCCTTCGCTCGTCATTCGCTTGAATGCCTCCTCGACCATTTCAAACGGAATCTCGCGCCTCGTCATCTTGTCGAACACCTCACCCAGAGATACCGCCCGTTCCTCCAATTCGGAGAACATCTTTGCGAGTTCGTCCAGCACGGGAACGCCATTCTGGGAGAATGAGCGAAGTTGAATACCGCGAAGGAAGCCGGAGGACTTAACGTGACCGTAAGCGAGGATGATTCTATCCATCGAAACGCCGACACCAGAAGCTACATCGCCGAGCATCTTGGTGGTTTCGAGCAGGGAATCCTTGCCAATGTTGAAGGCCGCAAGCTGCTTGGAATACTTCGCCAACTCGGAGAATCGGTAAGTGGAGTTGGACGAGAATCGGTAGAGGTCTTGGAAAATCTTATCGGCTGCGTCAATGTCTTGGAGCATAGTGCGAAGTGCCATTTTCTGCACCTCGAACTGACCCGTAACTTCGATGAGGGTGGAAAGGAAACGGCGAAGCCCATAGACGGAGAACGCGCCACCCGTGAGAGTGCCGATGGTGCGGAGCATCTTCGCGGTATCGAACAACTTTGCGTTGGTTGCCGTGAGTGCATCCTTGTGACGGATTACAATTTTCTCCGAAGGAGCAGCCTTGACCGCAGCATTGAGGTCGCGCTGCGCCTTTTCTGCGTTCTTCAACTCCTTCACCAACTCTCGTATATTCTCCGTTCCGCCCTTCACGCCAGAGATTGCGAGGGCGTTACTCATCGTAGTATTGAATGCGTCAGCGGCGGCTTGCACCTTCGCCATCTGCTGATTGAACTGCTTGTCGTCAAGGATGACCGCGAAGTTCAAATTTTCCAAGTTTGCCATTATCTAAACAGTTGTTGGGTTGTGTAGGGTATCTTTCCTTCCTGTTGCGCCTTGCGCTTCGCCACGGCCCTGTCGTAAGCCGCCTGTTGAGCCGCAAATGCCGGGTCGTTTGGATTGACTCTCGTGTGCCTCGTATCGCTCTTGCCGCCCCTCGATACTGATTTGAATATCGTGTGAGGCAGGTCGGCTTGCATAATCTCTATCTGGGCGCAAGTGAGGACGCATCTGTACCCGAAGTTCCTCTCCCATCGGAATAACCGCCAGCGAGGATGGCCGTAAGAGGGGAAGTCCTTGACAAAAGCTGCTTCACATCCGAGAGTTGTGCGGCTCGGTACTGCTCGGCTTCCTTTTTCGTCAGTTTCATCCAGTCCGTCCTCATATCCGTCGAGTACACCATAATTTCGTAGTGCGCCAAAAGCGGAAGTTTTTTTTTACCTTCTTCAACGATTGGGAGAATCTGCGCCTCGCTATACCGATGCGCCAAAATGCGCCAGTAAATCCAATAGAAAAGGCGGATTTTGATGTCGTGGTTAAGAATCATTAATGCCGCCTCCTTGAAAGCGAAATACGGCTCAATGGCCATATCTTTCAGTACCTCCGCACCAGTCTTGACGCTCTCTGCGGCGTTCTCTCTTTCAAGCCATACTTGGGATAGCCTTTCGAGTGTGTATGGCTTTATCCAGCGCAATCTGACGGATTTCTTCGTTCCGAGGATGTTTACTTTCGTGACGGAATTATTCACGATGTCGGCATACTCGCTCCTCGATTGCAGGGATGGTTGTTCGGGTTTATTCATTCGCTTGTAGAATTAAAGAAGGGGCAGGGCTTTCACCCCGCCCCTCGGTTTGGGTTTCCGTATCGCCCGATTACTGGCTGCTGACGGTGTGAGTCGGGAGCGGAGCGAAGTCGCCAGAGGCGTGTTCGTTCGGCATAACGACCGCATCGAAGTGAACGTAGGTCGGGGTGGAGTTGTCGTCGTGCTGCGGTTCGGAGAAGATGAACTTGACGCGAGCGAACGCGATGGCGGTTTTGCCGCTCTGGGAGATTGCGAGTACGGTGTACTCCTTCTCCTTCGAGCCGAGCTTATACGCCTTCGTGCCTTCGTAGGATTCGCTGGCCGAGATTTTCACCTTCGCGGCAGAGGCGGAGCCTTCCTCGAAAGCGAAGGACAGGAGCGCAACGGCGATGGAGGGGATGTTGCCCTGCATCGTGTAGTTCTCGCCAGCGTTCACCGCAGAGTCGATGACCTTGTGCTTCTGGTCGATTTTGGTCGAGGTGAACGAGGGCGCATCCTTGCTAATCTGGAACGAGTTTTCAAGGGTGAAGATTTCCTCCGCCTGTGAAAAGTCCACGCCACCAGTAATATCGAAATTTACGCCCGTACCAGCGACATACGGAATGAGCTTCAGCACGGAGTTGCCCGTGTTGAGGTCGTTGAGCATAGCTGATGTAAGAGTAGCTGCCATTTTTAGTCGGTTTTAGGTAGGTTTTTAATGTAAGTTTGGATGTTGAGTAGCCGAAAGTGATAACCGTTTCCATCGTCCGAATCGCCGAGGACGCGGAGGGAGAAAGGTTTGAAGGTCAGACTATCGCCAAGATACCCGACCGAGAGAAGCGCATCCACCTTTCCCTCCATAACGGAGAGTTTTTTGGAGTTCTTCATATTGCTCACGTTACGGGAGAAAAGCGCGATGGAGATAGTGCATTCTCCGAGGGTGTCTTTTCCCGTAAGGGCGCGAATCGGGCCGCTGACGCGAGCAACTACGAAGTCTGCGAGGTCGGCTTGCGTAGAACGGGGTCGGTTGGCCCACACATTCTTCGACACGTTAGCCGAACGGATAGCATCGCAGATTGCGGTCTCTATGGGTGTCTGGTCGTAAAGGCTCATAGTTTACGAGGGTTTAGGTACTGCGCCGGGAGTGAGATATTCGTTGCCGAAGAATCCGCCCCAATTGTCTTGGATGTCGCCACGGGCCGCGTTGAGCAAGTCCTCCTCCAATGCCACGTTATACCATCCTCCGTTCAAGTCGGAAAGGATAACTGCGCACCAGCCGGATTGCTCGCAAGCGAGTTTGATGGCGTTTTCAAGCGCATCGCCCGGAAGGTCATCCTCACCACCGTTGTGATAGCCGGATTCTACTAAAACACCGTTGTGCGCAAGCGCATAGGCGAGGGTGTTCTTCTCGGTCGCGTGGTGCATATTCGATTCGTGGGTGTCGTGTTCATAGAGAAGCGCATTAAGCCCATCACGGGCCATATTGCGCATCACAACCTCACTCATACCATCGGCGTACTTGCGCAAGCTCTCAAATCCGCGCTTGAAGGCTGATTTGTTCTTGCGTTGGTTGTTATAAGCCGTCCTGTTCATTGCCGTATCGGTCAATCCAGATGTTCGTTCCCCAATTGTAGGTAGTCATCTTCTTGACAACCGCCGTGAACTGATGCGTCTTATCCGTGACTACGATGATAGTACCTTCTTCGAGGTGCGTTTTCATCATCGGGCAAGACATCTTGAAGTCCGACTGAAACACATCGCCGGAATCCTTGATGCCGCCCGTACTTGTTCGGTAAGAGCAGGGCATTTCATCTACCGTTTCCGTCACCAACTCCCCAGCCGAATCGAAGGTTGGGTTGCCGTATCGGTCACAAATAACCCTTTCGAGTGAAACCGTGGCGAGAACGGGGTTGCCATCCTCGTCCGTTACGGGAAGCCCGCTCGCATCGAGCGAGGAACCCCTAACGCAAAAACGGCTCGACCATCGTGGGTTGTAGTATTGCGACATTAGTAGAGGTCTTTGAGGCTTATCTTAACCTTTGCCGGGTCGTCGAACGGCTCATCCCACTTCGCGTAGAGGTCGCGGGCCATCTTCAAGAGAGCATCGCGGCTCACCACGTTCTTGTTAGAAATGTAGTGCGTCCAACCACCATCGCTTTCTCCTTGCGTCCCCGACTTCGTAGAAGAAATGGCTGCACCGAAATACACATCTGCAAGGCAGAGGTCGCGCTGCTTCTCCGTAGCATTCCCATAGAGGGTAGCATCGTCCGTGATTCCACGGTCGAGAAGCGTAGAGAAGATGAAGTCATCCGAAAGGTCAATGATGTTATCGACCTTTGCGCGAAGCCATCTCACCATTGTCATATTGCTTGCGATGTCAGCCATTTCTTCGACGAGGTTTGGTTAGCACTTTCAATGAACTTTTAGGCGTTCGGGTAGAGATACCACATATACTGCGGCACGGAAGGAACGACCAGCGAGGTCATTTCCGTGTTGTAGCTCTGGCATTTCTTCACGAAGTCCACGCCGATGGTAAGCAGCAGCTTGCCACCGTAGAACGAGCCGTAGTTACCACCTTCGATGGCGATAGGCTCGACGGTCTTGACCGTACCGATGTTGCCATCCGGGACGAACACCCACACATCCTTCTCGAATGCGTTGATGTTGCTGCGGGTGAACGCCTTTTCGGTCTTGTCGATGCTCTCAACAGGGACAAGGGAGTCGATGGCCTTGATGGGCGCACCGATGATGCTCTCAAGAGCCTGTTTGCGCTGCTCGTAGGACATAATGCCCGCGTAAGCAGACTGCGAAGCGGCCTGTGCAGCCGGGAGAGCGGCGATGCCGATAACGGCAAGAACCTTCGAGTGCATAAGGCACTCCTTGAGGTAGTCAATCTCCACCTCGAAGTGACCGCGAACGCCCTCTTTGCGAGCCTTTGCGACAACCGCCACAAGGTCGTTAACGGGGTCGCTATTTACGCCCTCGTTGGCCGTGGTGTGGGTCGAAGAAGTCCACCAGCGAGCGGTGGAGGTCAGCGTGGTCTTGTTGGCCGCGGGAACGTGGTAGTCAATCGTGATGTTCTTGACACCCTTCGGGTTGTTGGTGTTGTTGATGGTGAACTTACCCGTAGAGACCGCCTGATGACGCTGATAGGTCAGCGCATTGGTGTGACCGCCGATGAGTTTGTCAACGGTGATGAAAAGCTGCTCATAGGCAATGCGGGCCACCTGTTCGGGGGTGACACTCTTTCTGTCCTCAATGAGCTTCATCTTGCGGAGCTTGTCCTCGTTGAAGTATTCGACCTTCTTCATACGCGGAATCTTGCCCGTGTAGGACTTGAAGCCCATCGTACCGTCCGGCAGAGCGGGCGAGTCGAGGTCGTAATACTGCGCCATCACGTTCAGACCAAGCTCGCCTACAATCTGCTCGTAGGTGAAGTCGGTCTGCATCGTCGGCTCGAAGGTAAAACCGTCAAGCTGGAGCGAATTGTACTTGAGGGCCATCGTGTTGTTCAGAAAACTCTGAATGCTCTCACCTGCGCCAAGTGCGCGAGAAAGCAGGTCGTAGAACTGAATGTTGTAGGTATCCATAGTATTTTCTCCTCTGGGTTAAAGGGTTAAACAAGCACCTGCAACACACCCGGAACGGCTGCTGCCATCTGCGACTTGACCGCCGAAGCGGGGGTCAGTTCGACAATCAGACCTTCGGCGTGGAACTTCACGACCGCACCCGTGGCGGCGATGGTCTTTGCGGAAACGGCGGCATCGGAATCGTCGAGGTCGCCCAGATAGATGTCGTTGTAGAGGTAGCC